AAAGTGAATCAGTTTCGTGATGTGATTGTGCAGGAACTGGATATGATACGCCGTAGGCAACCTGAAGCCGATGGCAAACTTGCTGTAATAAGCAAAGAGGAAATCGCACGCATGCATGGCAAGTCACCCGATTACGCAGATGCCATAATGATGCGTATGTACTTCGAACTATTCCCGAATTACGGAAGCTATTCGTGGGCATAGCCGTTCTCAATTTTAACAATTTTTAACAGAGGGTGTGTAAGTATTTATACTATCATTGCACCATCAATAACAAATTTACAATTATGAAAGCAAGCAAAGTAATCAAGTACATCGTATGGGCAGTGGTAATTTTCGCAGTACTCAGCTACTGCCAAGAACTCAACGATTGTTTAGCCAAGTATTAATCCTAAATCAATAACAACATGAACTCATTTCACAAAGACAATTTGGAAGCATTGCAGAAGTTTCAGCAAATGCTTAACGCAGCACCTGATAAGGACGGTATTGAAAAGACACCCGATGGTAAAGCGGTCACGCTGGTAGTTAGTCACGTTGAAACCACACTTGATGAAATGTTCTTCGGACACTGGAGAACAGAGAACTTCAAGTGGGAACGTATGGCTAACGAGGTAGTGGGTAGCCTTGACCTTGTAGTGATCCATCCGATAACCGGGTATGAGTTACGCCGTACGGGTGCAGGGTCAATCGTCATCATGGTAGACAAAGTACCCAGTGCATTAGCAGCAGACCCGATTGAGCGCAATAGATGGGCATTAAACGCAGATAATAAAAAGCCAAACGCATTAGACCTTGCCTTCCCTAAACTCAAAACAGAGTGCCTTAAAAACGCTGCTGTGTCATTTGGTAAGTTGTTAGGCCGTGACCTTAACCGCAAGAATGCAGATGTGTACAAACCATTCAAGTTGAAAGGCTCGTTGAACTCATCCAACAAGGATGTGCAATATTTGCACGAGCTTATTGAGAAAGCGCAAAGCCTTGACGATTTGGATATCATTCTCCAGGCATGCCCGCAGGAATTCTTTGCCGACATCGAAAAGTTAGCAAATGTTAAAAAGCAACAACTCAGCGGATTGTTGTAGTATCTTCGAACCATCAAATAACAAAACATAATGGAACCAACTTTATTTAGAGCATCGCAGCTTGGTAAGCTTATGACCGATGCACGCACCAAATCAGGACTATCTGAAACCTGCAAAAGCGCACTGCTTGAAATCTACATTCAACAGAAGTACAAGCGTTATAAAGACATCAGCAACAAATACATTGAGAAAGGTGTAGCAGTTGAGAATGACTCAATCGATATGTGGCGCAGGGAACGCAAGCAAATCGTGTTTAAGAATGAGCAGATGTTCACCAATGACTACATAAAGGGCACGCCTGATTTGCTCATCAAAGATGGTGGCGTTGTAGTGAACGTGCCGGATATTAAATCTTCATGGGATATCCACACCTTCATTGATGCAAAGGCTAATGAATTAAGCAAAGACTACTACTGGCAAGGTCAAGCCTATATGTGGCTAACGGGCGCAACTACTGCAACCTTTTGCTTTGTGCTTGTGAACGCACCGCTGCAAATGATAGACGATGAAAAGTACCGTCTTGCACGCAGGATGAATCTTATTGATCCACAAGGCAACGAGGAATTTATTAAGAAGGCACAGCGCATAGAAAAGAATATGATTTATGATATGGCTACCTTCCTTGCAGAAAACCCACACGCTAACCTTGAAAGTGATTTGGCGAATTGGGAATATGATATACCAGTGCAGGAACGCATCCACGAAAAGGTTGTGGAGTTTGATGAGTCAGCAATCGCAAAGCTTCAGGAGCGTGTACCAATGTGGCGTGAATATCTTAATACTTTAGCACTATGAGTAAGCAGACTACAGTGCAATGGTTGCACTATCATCTTCTACATTTGATGCAAACTAAAGAATGGCGCAGCAAAGACTTGCACATCGAAAAGTTTGACGAACTATTTATTGATGCATTAGAAATGGAGCGTGAGCAGATTCTTCAGGCTTACCGAGAAGGTCGCACAGACGAACAAAGTACTATTCCTAAATGGAACAACCGTGCTGCAACATGTTACTACAACCAAACCTACAAAGATGAAAGCAAAGGATAAAGCATGGCAACTGTACTCGAACTATTTTGATATAGTCGAAGGTGAACAGCAGGAAGGGCAACTGGGTGCGGTGCATATCAAAGCTATCAACTGCGCACTCTACTGCGTAGATGAAGCGATAAGCAATGCACCTACCGACATCATGCAGGACTTCGAAGGAACCGGGGAATACTATTCCGTCAAAGCCTACTACCACCACGTTAAAAACGAAATACTTAAACTCAATGCACAAAAGAAAGTTACTACCGCTTGATGATCTACGGCAGGAACGTTTGGTTTTGCTCAACATGTTTACCAATTGCAAAACACGATACATGAAAGATAACCTGCGTCACAAAATCAAAGCCGTAAACAAAGACCTATTCACCATAACCAAAGACACAAAGTATTTGTAATATGCCAAGAGGATATAAGACTGGAGGTAGACAAAAAGGAACACCTAATAAAGTAAATCAATATGTAACACCATTTCATTTAAAAGAATATGAAAAAAGACCAACTGTATATTTAATTAAAGCACACGATAGATACAAAATAGGTCGCACTATTAATCTATCTAAGCGTTTTTTTAGTTGTGCTGGATTAAGTCCATATCCCTTGGAGTTGATTTGGAATTTGTATATTGATGAACACGCAGTATTAGAAAAGTCATTGCATAGAATATTTAAAGATAAACGTATACATCATGAATGGTTTAGTCTATCAACTGACGATGTTGAAGCAATTAGAAGAATTACCTCCTTACAAGACTTATATACCATGGGACCATTGTTTAATCAATATTTAGAACTACAATAAATTGCTTATGACACAAGAGAAAAAAGAAACAGCAATCCGTAGACTGCATTTAGCCTTAAAGAAACGTTTCAAAGGTCAAGCCATACACATGCCTTGGGCAGAGATGGAAGGCTTCCTAAACGCAGCGCAAACGATTGAAATGAACCACATCCATGATGCCTATAACGATGGGTATAAAGATGGCGAAAGTGGACAACCTAACCGCACACAGATAGAAGCATGAACGAACTAACACTATTGCAAAAGGCAATGCGCATAGTTGAGAAGCATGAGCCTGGTCTATTTGATGTTCACACACAAAGAGGACGAAACTTTATTCATGATATGCAAGAACTACTAAACGATGGAGAGAATGGACAAGGTTAAACGAGCACTCACGTTAATGGTGCAGCTGCAACAGCGTGACATGCCCGTGCATGTGATTGCCAAAGAACTAATGGTAACCGAACGCACAGCATATAGGTACTTGCGATTGTTCAAAGACATCGGAATCAAAGTAGACCAAAACATATACGGTGCATACACCATCCAACCAACTACAATCAAAAAAAGAAAAGCCAAACGAAATGAAAGCAACACTAACCTTTGACCTTAGGGAAGACCAGCACGCATTTGATTGCGCTGTGAATGGTAACAAATACCATGATGTGATTTGGGAAATACAACAGCACCTGCGTAGCCTTGAGAAATACCAAGACCTTACAGCTGAACAATATGATATAGTAGGTAAGATACGTGAATGGTTGGCAAGTGAGTTACTCGATGCCGGTATAGCAGATAAGTTTTGACACGCTATCTAATCCTTAGCAGCGGTCGCATCATTGCTGCACCTTGCGATAGCCATGCTTCCAAAGAAACCTACCCAGTGCCTCGCCTTCAGCATCCACCTTCTCTTCACTCCACTCAGGCTGAATGTGATGAAGATACTCATGAATCAACACAATAAGGTAGCGCATAGGTGGCAGAGTTGGGTCAATCTCAATGACGTTGTCGCAGTACAAACCATCCGCACGTTCTCTACCTAACTTGCGATGTACAACTTTTGGATGTGGCTTGCGTTTCATTGTGCTATATTTACATCGGTTTTGTGTTTCTAAACACCGTCTTTAAATTGTTTTTATGTTATTTGATTGATGAAAGGCCCTGCAACGGTGGGGCCTTTTTCATTTATCGTATCTTGCCATTGACGATGCGGTAGTTGTTCACTTCAAATTCTCCCGTGTCCATCACCCGCACGTGTGCAAATCCGTGGTGGTGTTTGTTGATGGGCATGTAATCGGGATGTAATTCGCACAGACACGCCACACTCCAGCACGTTGTTAGCTTGCCATTGATGTTTGGCTCAGTATGTTCACTTGCTTGGTGATGGTGACCGCATAATGCGCTGTCCTTTGCACGTAAGAACAAGCCACGTGCGATGTTCACAGGACTAAATACCGATGCACCTAACTCATGCCCGTGTAAGATGGTCAACTTGCCAGCGTGGATTATCTGCTTATCCGGAATAAACGTAATGTTCAACTCATCAAGCTTCATCAAACTTTCAAAGCTAAACTCATTCATGCCCAAAAGGTCTGGTGCATTCCGCATGATGTAGTGATCATAACGCACATCGTGGTTACCACACTTGTAATAGATGGCGGCATTTGGAAATAGCTTCCGCAACGTTTGCAAAAACTGTCTTGTCATTAGTACCTCATGCCCGAAGTTGCGTTTGCGTGGGTCTTTCTCGAAGCGACTGATAGCATAGAAGTCAATGATATCACCATTAAGAAGAATCGTATTCACATCGTTCTCCAGTCCATACTTTAACGCAAGTGTCAATGCCTGAATGTTATGGTACGGCACGTGGATATCCGACAGCAACAGAATATTATTGTGGTTTATCGGTAGCTTGAATGCTTTGTAATGCGCTTCCTGTGATGGTGGCAGGTCAAGTGGATTGGATTCCGATGGTGCAAGCTCATCAAGTATGCTGCTAAATCCGTTTAGCTTAGACTCAAGCTGCTGAAGTTTACCCGGTGCGTGTGCAACCTGCTGCTGCATTATTGCTTTTTCAGGGTTGTTCCTTTGCCTTTGCCGCCACGCAACGTACATACGTTGGAAACCTTTGAAGGTCATGGTAATGTTGTGGCGTTGCATCGCTTGACGGATGCGTTCATTCAGTACACCTTCCTGATTTTGTATCTCAAGATATACATGAAGGTATTTGGCTTTAGTCATGAGGCGGT